AAAGAGGCATTTGAGAGCCTGAATGAGAACACTCAGGAGGCCCTCACAAAAAAGGCTGCAGATCATCTTGAGGCGGTCGGAGATGATCCCAAAAAGCAAACAGATCGCTATATCCTTGCAGTGAGCTATCTCAGGGGGATCGGGGCTTATGAGAGCAATCCTGAATCTGTGCGCCCTACTGTGAGCAGTGCGGAGCAGTGGGCAATGGCAAGGGTGAACGGCTTGCTCTATGCTCTGAGGAATCAGAAATATCGGAGATCTCCTTTTGATACAGATCTCCTCCCTCCTGAGCATCCCCTCTCAACAAGAGGAGAGGATGAGGAGAGGCGGCATTTGCTCTTTGGATATGAGGCCCTTCCCCTTGCCCCCAAAGATGAGGCTTGGGGATTCACTGAGAATGATGCAAAAGCTATCTTGGGAGAGGGTGAGTTTGATAAATATGCAGATGCTTTCCTCTTTGTCTATCGGGGGAGAGAGGATGATTCAAAAGGCTATCGGCTCCCAATCGCAAAGCTCATTGATGGGGAGCTCAAGATCGTTTTTCGGGGCGTGATTGCAGCAGGCTCTGCTCTCAGGAAGGAGCCCAAATTCAATCAAGGATATTACAATCTCAATCGCATATCTGAGGCCGATCTCAAAAGAATGTATGGCATCATTGAAAAGCTATATGCTCAATTTGATGAGGAGGCCCCTGCCTATCCTGAGCGCAAGAGCACAGATCTCACAGCCCTCAAAACAAAGGCAGTTGGAGATGTTGACCCCTCAAACTTTCCTCAGGATGGGGATGATGAGGAGGTGAGCCTGAAAAACTCAGGATATGAGATCTTTGATTGGGAATATGCTGAGGATCTCAAAGAGAATTGGCCTGAGATATGGGCAGCAGGGGGAAATATTGAGGGCAATAATCAATATCGGAGATTGCTCCCAATCGTGAGAAGGCAATCCCAAGAGCCTCAAACTGAAACAGAAGAGATGGCAATCCGAAAAAGAGAGGCTTGGAGTGCAAGGCATTTTGAGGATGGGGCTCAATTCAATGAGAATGATCCGCCCTCTCCCAACCTGAGCAGCATTGCAGGGATTGTTGCTCAAATCAAATGGTTCACAGTTGGGGCTCTTGGGGAAACCCGCATGAAAGAGATCATTGATGAGGTGAAAGCCAAGCAGACAAAGACAAAAGCAAGGCGGGATCTGTGGCGCATTTGGGCAAGAGATATCGGAGATCCTGCCCTCAAAGAGATTCAACTTGCTGCAAATGCTTATCTCAGGGGAGCAATCAAGCGATACCAGGAGAGGCTTGAGAAGTATGTTGAGCCCACCTCTCAGCAGGTCAACAAATCTGTGATTGATTGGAGCTCTCTCCTTGCTGAGAATGAAGAGATTGAGCTTGCTGTTTTCACGATTGGGGCAAGGTGGCGAAAGTGGTTCACAACCTCAGGCAATCAGCAGCTGCAAGATATTCTGAGAGCAGCAGGAAGAGAGGCACGCAATGCAACAATCAAAGATGATGGATATTCAGATGAGCATATCAATCTCTTTGCAAGGCAGATTGCCAGGACAGGCTCAAATGCAATTCAGAGGATTGTTGAGAATGGGCTTGTGCAGGGATTCACAATTGATGATATTGCCTCAGATATCTCAGAGGCCTTTGCATTCTCTCCTCAAAGAGCCCTGATGATTGCCAGGACAGAATCAACAAATGCAGCCAATCTTGGAGCCCAAAGAGCTTATGCTGAGGCTGAGGCAGATGGGATCAAGGTTCAAAAGCAATGGTTGAGCTCAAGGGATTCAAAGGTGAGAGATTCTCATGCTGCTCTTGATGGGCAAACTGTGGGAGCCAATGAAAACTTTGTGAATGAAACAGGGGATGAGGCAGCTTATCCCGCAGGCTTTGGGATTGCATCTGAGGATATCAATTGCAGGTGCACAATGATTCCGATTGTTGACTAATCAAATATTTTAATTTAAAAGGTTATAGGGGTTTATTATGTTGCAACGTTTTATGAGCCAAGCAAAAGCTCAGCACAATGAGGATGAGGATTCATTTTCAATGAGCTTTGTTGCCTCAACTGATCGGGCAGATCGTTATGGGGATATTATCAATCAGCAGGGATGGGATCTTGATGCGTATCGCTCAAATCCTGTTGTGCTGCTCAATCATGATCACGGCTCTCTCCCAATCGGGAAGGGCACAGTGAGAATTGGGGAGCAGGGCCTGATCATTGATGTTGAGTTTGATATGGCAGATCCAAGAGCTGCAGAGATTGCAGGCAAGGCCAAGAGAGGATTCATGAATGCTGTTTCAGTTGGATTCTCTCCCCTCAAGAGCACGCCCCGATCTGATCTTCCTGTGACACATTATGCTCACAGCAAATCAGGGGGGAATTACTTTGATCGTGCTGAGCTGCTTGAGGTGTCAGTTGTGACAATCCCTGCAAATGCAGATGCTGTTGCAATCGCTGCAAAGCAACTTGGGGCTCTTGACCTCAGATCAATGATCACTGATATTGTAAAAGGAGAGATCGCAGCAATGCCCATTCCTAGTTTTTCAAAGCACATTCTCGATATCATGGAAGATGAAGAGAGTGTAACAATCGTATTTGCAAAACCTCATGCAATGCCCCAAGATGAGGAGGCAATGCAGGATGAGGAAGAGATGCAAGAGGAATCTGCTCACAATATGGATGAGCAAGATGATGAGGGGAAAGCTCTCCTCAAAGCACTTTTAACCATCAATGAAGGAGGACATTAAACAATGTCAACTGAAATGAAGAAGGCGAAAGAGATCATTGATGGTCTTATTCGCAATCAGCAAAACTCAACCGATAAGCTGCAGAATATTGAAAAGCAGCTATCAGATCTCAAAACTGCTCAACGCTTGATCGAAGAATCACAGCAGGCTCCTGCTGTTGTTGATTATGCTCCTGAGAGTGAGCTCAAGTCTTTTGTAAAAGATAACGGCTCAATCCAATGGACAACTGAGGCAAAGCATGTTGAATCATCTTCAGGTCGTCGTGTAACTGTTGAAGAGGCAGGGCTGCTTGATACTGAGGCAAACTGCAGCGATTGGCACAAAGAGCTCAAGGAGATCGCTCGTGATCGCCACCTTGCACGCTTGATCATGCCTGATCCCTATACCCCTAAGCTCGACGCTCGACTTTATCGCCACCTCAACAAAGCTCCTCGTGCAATCCTTCCTGCTATTCAGAAGGCATTCAACGATCAAGCGGGCACCGGTGCAGAGTTCATCCCCGATCAGTTCATCTCAGATCTCTATCAAGAGTTCCAGGTGCCAAAACGCTTGAGAGGCCTTCTCAATCGTGTTGAGGCTGAGCGCAACACCCTTCTGATCCCTCGCTTGAATCGTGGCGGTCGCCCTTATATCAAGGGTGAGATCACTGTTGATAGCCCTCTCTCTCAATATACAACCTCAACTGCCTCAACCGGACAAAAAACAATCAATATCAAGGGCCTTGCATGCTCTTATGTGATTGATGATGCCTTTGCTGAGGACTCTGCAATTGCAGTCCTTCCAATCCTTTCACAGCAGATTGTGCAAGATATTGAGGATGCATTTGAGGACTGTATGATCAACGGTGACACAGCTGCAACTCATCAGGATACAATTGCCTCTTGGAATATTCGTAACCGTTGGGGAGCCTCAGGCTTGGGCGGATCTGCTGATCATCGTCGCGCTTTTGTTGGGATGCGTGCTGCAGCAAATGATCAGGCCAATCTTGATGTTTCAGGCACTGCCTCAGGTGTGACTGCATCAGAGATCTTGGGGGGTCTTTCCTCTCTTGGTGAACTTGGAGCAGGGAATATCGTTATGGTCTGCTCTCCTGAGTTCATGCTCAAGCACCTCATGGGCCTTACTGAGGTTCAAACTCTTGATGTCTTTGGCCCTCAAGCCTCAATTGTGAACGGTCAGATCGCTTCTGTCTTTGGTGTTCCTGTTGTCATGAGCAGATTCATGAGTGCTGATCTTGCCTCAACTGGTCTTTACACAGGATCAGGCTCTCAAACTGGTTACCTGCTCTTCAACACCTCATCATGGTATCTCTATGAGCGTCGGGGCATTGTCCTTGAGCAGCAAAAAGATATCTCAGCAGGTGCCATTCGACTCGTTGCGACTTATCGTGCAGTTATGGGCTCTCCTGATCAAGCAGGTATCAAGAATGTTTATAACGGTTCAGATTACAACAGCTAATTAGGAGAATAATCATGCTCGTATCATTACCCATTGCTCAGGCCACAACTGGAAACAAGGTTTTTTATGTTCCTGTTCCTTTTGCAA